ACCAAGCTGGTCCTGAAAGTCAGGCTCTTCACGGGGGTGACGGTGGATAAAGCACTCAGTCTGCCCACGCAGCTGCGAAACTTCTTGGTCGGTGAACTGATCAGCCATTTTTCATTATCTTGGCTAGGCGAACAGCGCGACCGCCAACTTGCCGTGCCCACAAAGAGTCCAGCATCTCAACCGCCGCTTGGTCATACAGCCCGTTTTGTACATCACGCAGCATGTTCTTAAAGCCCTTCAACCGAGTGATTCCTAGATTGAAGCACATGTTCAGCAACACGCGCTGACGATTGTCGTTCAACTGTCGCCACCAAGGCATTTCGCGATCAAGATCCGATTCACAGTCATTGATATCGTTATTCAACAGGATGTTGATTTCCGCCTTAGACAGACCCTTGTCGTCTAGGTTACGCCCTACGCCAATGGTCAGTTTGCCCACTGAGTCTTTGTAGGGCTTAGCGCGAACATCCTCGTCCCTTGAAAGTTCATAGACCAGCAGCTCACGGTTGTACGTCATTCTTCGTACCTCCTTTAACGGGAAAGTATGTGTCTGCGGCTACGTCAAGGCGTGAGAAGATGTAGTGCGTTCCCTTATGCGCAAGATAGACGCTAAGAATCCAGGCTAGGCGCTCGTCAAAGGCAAACAAAGTAGACGTCAAGTAGGCACCAAATGAGATACCGACGCAGACGATGAACCCCAAAACCTCAACAATGGCTGACTTGACCTTCTTGCTTTTGATCTTATCAAGCAAGCGTGTCACATACGCAATGATAGCAGAGCTCATAAGAAGTACCCACGTGGTTAGTGCCCAGTCACTAGGATCTTTTTCCAACATGCTTCCATCCTCAAAAGTTGATTCCAAGGTTATGTACTACGGGCAGAGGGTCGTAAGTGACTGTGAACGCGGGGTTGTCCACACGCAGCGTAGGGGGGCTGCCCGTGTACGGGCTGCCCATAACTGTGATTTGAACAGTTAAAACACGGCCTACTAGTGACCAGTTACTGACGCTCACAGTGCCTGTGAACGTGAACGTAGTAGAAATGGAGCCCACGCTACCACCGTAGAGGTACAGCGCAGCACTGGAGATACCTCCAGCACTCAAGTTACCCGAAACTCCATAGCTGACATTACTGACCGTCACGTCCTCAGCAAAAGTGTGAGTAGCTTCAAATGTGACTGTTTCTGTAAAGTCTGTTGTGCTCAGTGCGGTCTGTATGTACGACCCAGCAATTGTGCTCCAGTCTACAGCGACAGGACTGACTGTTACTGACAGGAAGCTTGAAGTTAGGGCCTGTGTTGCCATTATTCACGCCCACCCGCAATGTGCGCCACGGCGCCGTCGTAGTAGACGGTGTAGATGGCCGTGCCGCTGGTAAGCGGGGCCAGCGGTGCCGTGCCGCCCACGTACTTGCTGCCAGCGGGCCATGTTACGGTGCGGGTGGTGCCGTCCCCAATGCCGCGCAGCACGTAGTTACCGACCCCAGTGGGAAAGGCGAACGTGATGGTGCAGTTGCCCGTGAACGTCAGCTTTTGTTTCTGGCCGTTATTGAAGTTAATAGTTTTTGAAGTACCGGAGTTTCCAGCGTCGTACTCTGCGTTGAAGCTAACGGGACCTGTGAATACGTCGCCCGCCTTGTTCGCCTTAAGAGAGATGGCCGCGTTGGTCGTAGCCTCCGAAGCTACAATGGCCGCACTGATGGCAGAAGTGACTTCCGACACGCGAGGTACTTGGCTCCCTGTTGCCCCGGCTGGCACGGCAACAGGGCCGGTAAAGGTGTCACCAGCTTTGTTCGCCTTAAGCGCTAGACCACTCGTAATAGTGCTCGACAAGGTCGTGTTGAGAGTGTCCAGCAACACCTTGAGCTCATCACAGGCCGATGCTAGATTGTTCGCTGTCAGCCCTTGCGTGCTGGTGAACACAACGCCGTTAGGTCCAAACAGGACCGTGGCTACACCATTGGACGCAAACCCCGCCACCCCGTTTGCATCGCGAAAAAACCCCGTGTTAGCGTCTAGTGCAAAAGAAATGGACGGCGCTGCGGCGCTACCATCGGTTAGCGACAGTGTTGAAGTTACTGCGGTGGTGATGGCGGGAGTTACATTGATGCCGTCGCAGTACACCACCGTCTTTTGGTTGGCAGTAAGCACGGTGGACGCTCCGCCGCCGGTGGTAAACGTCACGTTATACGCGCCCACTCCGGCTTCAATGTTTATGAAGTAAACATTGTCTACGGCGGGCAGGTTTACTACCAAGTTGGCAGACGCGGTACCCGAGACTCGAATCATGCGGCCGGCAACGTCAGCAGAGCTTAGAGTAACTGGCGAAACAGCTGCATTGACAACCACTTCTCCAAATACAAAAGTAGCATCACGGCCAAAGCCTACTGTGATCCAGCCTGAGCCGGTGCTCACTAGTATTAGGGACTCCTGCGGACTGACAGTCTTTGAGGAGGTACCGTCCACCTGCTCACCGCCACTAGGCACTAGGTTCAGGCCTCCCGCGGAGCTATTACGGAGCATTACGTAGAAGCCGCTCTGTAGAGTGCTGGCAAGTGGCAGAGTTAGTACTAGTCCACCGGCTACGGCGTCAAGCGCGTGTGCCCGGTCTGTAGCCTGCAGGGTATAGCTTGAGTTAAGCCCTCGGTACGGGGTGTCAACATGAAGCTTGTTAGCCAGTACCTTAAGACCTTCGCCGGCAAGCGCAGAAGCGTCGGCGCCACTGGTGCCTGTGCCAAAAGTATAAACTGCCCACTCACCGCCGGCGGTGTCATTGTTAGTTACTTGAAAGTATTTTACAACGCCTGGCGCAATGGAAGAGACGCCTGCGCCGGTGCTGTCTTGAATGTCTAGCGCGTTTGCGCCAGTGTTGCGCAGCCGAAGCTCTGCTCCAACAGATACTTGGTCGGCAGGAGGCAGCTTTAAGCTAAGCCCCACGCCGGACGTAAGATCAAGGCATGTAGTGGCTAGAAATTCATTGGCCACTAAGCCAGTGAAGTTATTAGGCCACGACAACGTTGAATTTACAGTAATTTCAGCAAAGCTATACTGTGCTTCGCTGGGCGGTACAGAATACTGCCCAAACAAATCTGAGTAGTCCACAGCGCTTACCTCAGGTTATTGAGCTTGTAGAGCGTTGACAGATACAGCTCAAGAAGTTCTGCCACAATGTTTTCCAAAGGCGCAAGGTCTTTACACAGCTCGTCAAGATTGCTTTGTAGCCAAACAGCCTGCTCAGCCAAAAGCTCAGCTGGCTTGCTTTTTGAGTGCTCAAGCTCAACTTTAGAGATCTTTTCAAAAGCGCCTTGGTAGCACTCCACAACGCGGTCTGTAATTTCAACAACCTCGGCATAGAAGTGTGCCAGAGCTACGTGCTCTGAGTAGCTACCAGTGCTCCAGTGCGCAAGATGTGCGGCATCCCGTGCTGCAAAAACTTTTGCTACAAGCTGCTCAATCATTTAGCGTCGCTCCTAAGCAGTGCCTGGTCGCCAAACAGCCGCCGCTGTGATTCCTCAAGCAAATCTTGGCGGGCTATGTCATACAGGCCTTTAAATTCAGCGGCCCGCTGTTCAAGCTTTAAAAATGGCTGCGCCTCAAGCAGAGTAGCATACAACAAAAGCTGAGGCGCGTACTGAGTAGTCCAGTTTGTCTGGGTTGTCTCGTCTAGCGGCAGCGGACGCTCAAAGTAGGCAAGCTCAAAGTTGTAAGCCTGGTCAGGTTTAGCAGCAACTAGGAAGTGCTCATAGCCGTAGTCTGCATAGTACTGAGGCAGCCCAGTGCTAGCTACATTGGGCGCAAATGAACGGCAAAACGTGTAGCTTCTAGACTTTAGAAAGGTTGCTGAAGCCTCTTCGTCGCGTACCATAAAGGCGCCAGTTTCGCGCCATCGAGCTGGCTTAGCTATTACGTCTTGACTTGGCTCAAAAGCACCTGTGACAATCTTTAGAAGTCCTAGGCCCCTAGTTTGGCTTGCAATACGGTTTTCAGCAAGCATCACAAACCTAGGTATTTGGTCAATGAAAGGGCGATCGTTGCGCTCTGCATACATTGCCACATCGGCAAGCAGCGAGCTGTAGGTCATACTTTCTGCCATAGCTTACCTCGTGTAGCAGCCAATGTTTGGTGCAAAGTAGGTTGGCGCTGAGTCAG